TTAGCGCGAGAACAGAAAAAAATAGACGATGCTGTCGTGTCCATAACTGCAACGCCTTTTGAAACTTCTTACAACAAAATTAAGCAAGAAATCGTGGCTCTGAGCCCACGAGAAAAGGCAGAAAGATTAAAAAAAGAGGCCGCCACACAATTCAGATATGGCGGCAGAGGTAAAACCTCAAAAACTTATGCGGGGCTTCTGCAAGCAGAAGCTGATTTAATTTTGAAACGAGAGGCTGCGGTGCCGTTAGCAGCAGGTGGTGATGATCCTGTGACCGGCCAAGAATTATTTAAATTAAAATCAGAAATTTTGACTACGATAGGTAATTTGGCAAGCACCACTGAGACAAAAAGAGGTGTAGCCGGACAAATAAGAAAATTATCGCAAATTGTAAGCGCCATTGATGAAGACATTGACAAACTACCTGTTGGAACAAATGAGGCTTATGACACGGCAAGAGCGTTTTCTAAGGCTCTCAATGATGTTTATACCCGCTCAGTTCTAGCGAAAGCTCGTGGCAGAACATCTATGGGTGGTCCAAAAGTTGCGCCCGAAACAATTGACAAATTATTTATTAACAGAAATCCAGACGTTACTTACAGCCGATTATTGGAACTTGAGGATTTAAGCAGTTTTTTAAGAAAAAACGGTATCATAGAAGACACGCTGGAAGTAGACGGTAACGTCTATAATGTAAGTAATTTAAGTGATGCTTTTCTTAGAAATAAAGCACAAGAATTTGTTATTTTGACAGGGGCAAAAAAAGGTCAAATTGATCCAAAAAAATTAGAAACTTTCGTAGAGCAGAATGCAGAGCTACTAGATAGATTCCCAGCCTTACAACAGGATTTGAAGGATGCGACCACGGCGCAAATGGCTTTAGATCTTGCCAATGAACGTAAAAAATTGGGGCTTAAAATCTTGCGTCGAGACTCCATGTTGGGAACCTTATTGGGCAACACTACTCCTGCCCTAGCCATAGCTGATGCTTTGACTTTTACTCCCAGAGGTTCGCGTCAAGCAGATCCCGTCAAGGGCTTGCAGCGGCTGTTTCGTCTAACTACTCGTAAACCACAAAATATGCCATTAGACCAAGCAATTGATTTCACACAACAAGTCAAAGCTGGTCAACAATCAGCAATATTTGAGTACGTGCTTTTGCAAGCGGGCGGCGATGGGGGTATTGTTGATCCTCGTGTCATGCAAAAACTGTTGTTTGAACCTCTACCAAATCAAACTGTAGCCACTAAGGGCGGATCAAGAACTCTTATGTCTTTAGCACAAGACTATGGTATCTTTGATGCGAGTGACGTCAAACGAGTGAAAACAGTTCTAGATCAGATGCTGCGAGTTAAAAATGCCGAAGTTGCTGGCAAAAATGTCGGAGAAGTTGTAGATCAAATGGGCCCGATTGGTTCTTTTTTCACTGGAATACTGGGTCTTGCTGGCGGTACTCGTGCCTATTCTACGGTTACAGGCGGTCCAACCGGTCCTGCCTCTATTTCTGCGGCTTCGCTAGGCAAAAGACTTGTCAATGATTTTACCCAAAAAATACCGTTTTCAAAAAAACTAGATGTTTTGATGACAACTTTTACGGACCCTCAACTTGTGGCTACACTTTTAATTAACCCTAAAACAGCAGAACAAGAAGCGCGCCAAGCTAGAAAATTTTTATCTATTATGGGCCGAAATGGTTTCGGCGCTTTGGTAACAAATGTTGCAAAAGGTGCAACTCCGGGCGTAATTAGAGAAACAGTTGAAGATACAGAAAAACCAACTGAACCAGACCAACAAAGCGCTTTGCCGCAAGTGCCGGTAGCACGAGCGCAACCGCGTCAAGTATTGCCACCGATTGCTGCCGCCCCTCCCGCGCCCAGCACACAACCGGCCCCGATTAAACCCGCAACCACAGCTTCGGGGCCGGTTGACCGCAATCGTTTTGCCGCTTTGTTTCCAGAAGATAAAGACTTAATTCAAGGTATAGGGAGTTTGATGGGCTAATGGGTGTACCTTTATCCGGACGCCTGCCGGGCGATATAAAAGACGCATATTCGGAGTATGAACAAAAGTACGAGCAATATGTCAAAGACATGAATGCGTACAACGAGGCAGCAAAAAAATGGAACGCTGGACCGCGGACCTCTGCTTTTACTTTGTCAGAACCAGCAGCACCGACATTTGGATATACAGACGAACAAGTGCAATCCGCAGTGCGTCGTGATTCTCAACTACGCCAACAGGCGGTTGATGTCGCCTTCAACCCGCAAAAATACAACTTATCCGGGTTGGGTTTTGCTCCTTTAGGTGCAAATGTTGCAACGACCAGTGGAGCTCCCACGAAAGGTTTTGTAACGGAGGCAAAAGCTGGTATCGGCAGCCTACTTGAAGATCAGGGTGATCCAAATGTTGCTTTTGATTCATACTTTGGACCAGTCAGATATGGAACCGCGGACAGCGAAATTCGCACTTTAGATGATGGTAGACAATTTCGCAGAGAAGAGTTTGATAGGTTTGGGCAATCTTTTGGGACTGCGGGTATGTCGCCTCTTCAACAAGAGTACAATCGGTTCCTATACCGAATGGGTCAACGTAGATAATATGATGTTTAGTTAGTCGCAAAAGGAATCATACAGGTTTTTTACCCACCAGTATAAAGACGCTTCATCAAGATCATTTTTAATCAAATTAACCCGCTGACAGACTAATTGAATGTTGTCTGGAACGTACCCTTCCATCGACCTTATTCTGTCGATTGAAGCATTGAGGTCTTTTCTTTCCCCACGATCCTGATGATGTGTCATGTAAACACCGGATAAAGCACATCTTCCCTCTTGCTGTTCCCAAAGTGCCAAAACATCATCAACGGTAATTGACCATTCAAATTTATCTTTGCGGCTAGATTTGCTTTTGGTGTAGTGGTCTTTTAGGTAATTTTCTGCGGAAAAACTTTGCCGCTTCATTCGCTGACTGCTGACACAAACATTACACCTGTTCACCACACCAGTGCCATCTTTGTTTTTGTGCCGCCGTGTTTTAGCCGTTGCACTAAATTCATTTAACGGTTTTGTACGCTTACATATTATGCAAGTTTTCGTTTCCATGGTGCCCCCTCCGTAGTCTAATAAGACCAGAGAGTTGGTCTGATTCCTCCTTTCTTCCAATCAACCAAAATACAAACCTCGTGCGGGTTTTAAAATTTTTGTTGGGCACTGATTTTTTTCAGGATGCCAGTGCGTCTGTTTCCCTGTATCGCTGCATTCATATTTGCATCGACGTACAAAACCGGACGGACGGCCATGTGTGTAGGACATGGTTACGTCGTAAGTAACAAGGCTACAAATAATTGCTGCTGTTTCTAATATCATGGCAAAACCTCTGTATAAGTTTTGCCTTTAATTACCAGAGAAATGTAAAATTTAAATTAACCAATTCCGCGCATCTTCACCCATGACTTGACCGGCTAGGTGTATCTTTTCTTTCAGGGCCTTGAGTATCTTTTCGTCTATCGTATCCGGCGCAACAAAATCAATATATGTCACCTTCTGATCTTGTGAGATGCGGTGCGCTCTGTCTTCCGATTGCCAACGTATTTCTAGGTCATAGCTATTGCTGTAATAAATGACCGTCTTTGCGGCGGTCAGCGTAATGCCGTAACCGCCTGTTTTTGGCTGACCTACAAAAAACCGCAACGGATCATCAGGGTCTTGGAACTTGTCTACCGTCTCTTGGCGGATGTCTTGACGCGTTTCACCGTAGTAAGCCGCCACCGCGTCTTGCCCAAACCTACTCTGCAACTGTCTTTCAATGTCTTTGATATCGTGCGTGTACGTGCACCAGATAATCGCTTTCCCGTTTATTTCTTCGCAAACATTCAATAGCTCCGCTGTCCGACTGCTCTTGATCGTGTTCAAGTTCCCGTCATCGTCCACCAAATGACCGCAACATATTTGCTGCAAGCGCATCAATTGCGTCAGCACGCTCTGTGTCGTCGCAAGTTCTCCATTGTCCAGCTTTGCCAAAGCAAGCTTTTTCATTTGCACGTACAGCTTGGACTGCTCGTCAGTCAGCGGCACTTCGCGTTTCACGTAAACCTTGGCGGGCAAATCTAAGCACTCTTCTTTCAACACGCGATTGCTGAACTGGTCCAGTTTGCCGTTCAGTTCCGGCAGACGCCGATAGTCCACTATCTCTTGAAAAGACCGCCCTTTAATCTGACGGTTTTGTACAACAGCATATCGGTTCTGATAGCTGTAGTAGCTCTTGTGGCCCAGCGCCTTTTCACTCAGAAACATGCACTGGCTAAACAAATCCATCGGGCTTTTTGTGACGGGGCTACCCGTCAGGATACGGCGATACTTGGAGAACTTACGAAGCTGCAAAATGTTTTTGGTCCGCAACGCTTTGCGGTTCTTAATCGTCGTGCTCTCGTCGATAATCACTATGTTGTTTGGGTTGTTCTGTAAAAACAAAGCACCCGCCTTGGTCCCACGGGCCGTGCTGAACGCTTCGACGTTCATGACAAATATCTTCATTCCCGCGAACGGTTCTTTAATAAGTTCACGTAGCTCTTCTTGGTATTTCTTGGAGGTGCTTGGCGTCCAGCGCACCACGGACCGCGGAACTGCGTCCCACAAATGCGTGGGTATCTCGCCCTTGACCCAGTTATCATAAACGCCTTTTGGCGCGATGACCAAAGCCGCGTTGATCTTTTGCTGGCTGTACAAATACCCGATAGTATCAATGGCTACCTTAGATTTGCCTGTCCCCATGTCCATAAACAGGGCGTAATATTCTGCTTCACAAGACTCCTGCAAAGCAGTCATCTGATGGGCGTATGGTTTTGTTTTAAATTGGTACATAATTTATCCTTGACATACGCATAAAATCAGATACTGTCTGACCTGTCAAGTTTGGACACAAACTTTAAACACGGAGATCGAAAAATGAACGATTTTTTAGATGAGCTTGAGGCCGACGTTAATGCCGGTCCTAGTAAAGTGGAAAGCGTCAATCAAGTTGGCCTTTCGACAATCGCGGAACTGGCAGTCGCCATCCGTACCAGCGAAGATGATATCGCAAATCTCGAAAATATGCTTAAGGAAAAGAAGCGTGAGTTGTTGAAACTTACGGACGAAGACTTGCCGTCGATGCTGCAAGAAATCGGCTTGAGTGAATTTAAACTAGAGGACGGTTCCCAAGTCACAATCAAACCGACTTACGGGGCATCCATCAAAGTAGAAGAGCGGGCACAAGCATATGAGTGGCTCAGAGAAAATGGATATGATGATATTATCAAGAACACAGTCACCTGTGCTTTCGGGCGCGGTGAGGACGACAGCGCTTCGGCGTTCACGGCTCTTGCAAAAGAAGAGGGCTTTATTCCCACACAGAAAGAAGAGATTCACACCAGCACGCTCCGCGCGTTTATCAAAGAGCGGGTTGAAAACGGTGATGAATTTCCCTCTGAACTTTTCGGGGCCTATGTCGGCCAACGTGCAGTCATTAAACGGAGTAAGTAAGATGGCGAAAAAAGGTGAGGTAGCAACGACCTCTAAAAAAGCAGTTGCAACAATGGACGTAAACTTGTTTGAACAAGACGCAGGTCTTGGTAATGAAAACGTCGGTCAAGAAGATTTGGCTCTGCCCTTTCTAAAAATACTTAGCGGGCAGAACGACGAGTTAGATTTTGTCGAGGGTGCTGTTCCGGGGATGGTTTACAATACGGTGAGTGGTGAATTGTTTGATGGCAAGAAGGGCATCAAAGTCGTGCCATGCCACTACAACCGGCGGTTTTTGCAATGGGCACCTCGTGGCTCTGGCATGAAAGCCCCCAAGGCTATTTTTCTAACCACTGATGTGATGCCTGAAACCAAGCGGGACAAAGATACAAACAAAGACATGTTGACGGACAGTTCCGGTGACTATCTGGAAGACACGCATCAGCATTTTGTTCTGCTTGTTAAAGAAGACAAGACGTTTGAAGCTGCGCTTATTGCGATGAAAGCGACACAGTTGAAGAAAAGTAAGAAATGGAACTCCATGATTTCTTCAACCGTAATTGAAGGCAAGAGCGGATTGTTTACCCCGCCACGGTTTAGCCATATGTATCATTTGACAACGCTTAAAGAGTCAAACGACAAGGGCAGCTGGCATGGCTGGGAAATTAGCAAAGTTGGACTACTCCAAGACGCTGGGCTGTATCAGGCGGCCAAAGAGTTTTCGCGTTCTATCCAAGCTGACGAGGTTGTCGTTAAACACGAAAACGAATCTGCTGTACAGACAGAAGCAAGCCCGTTCTAAAAACTAAGGCGGGGCACTGCCCCGCCTTGGCACTTGGGGGCCGAAATGTCTGTTAAAAAATTCAAAACCATCTTTGATGGTTTGCAACTCGCGTATGGCGTTTTCAAGATTGAAAAAACTGCGGCCAATGGTAAGTCCACTGGACGGGCCGCAGTCATACGCGAACCGCGGACCAACGAAACTTGGAAAAACCACCTTGCTGGTAAGGGCACGGGAATTGGAATCATTCCAATAAACGAGCAGAACCAGTGCGTCTGGGGGTGTATTGACATTGATCAATACCCTCTGGACCACAAATTGTTGATTGAAAAAATCCGTAAGCTTGATTTGCCGCTGGTTGTGTGCCGGTCAAAGTCAGGGGGAGCGCATTGTTTTTTGTTCACTAGCGAGTGGGTGGACGCAAAAGATATGCAAGCAACACTACAGCAGATTGCCGCCGCACTTGGTTACGGGGGCAGTGAGATATTTCCAAAACAGGTCAAGCTACATTTGGAGCGTGACGATGTAGGCAACTTCTTGAACCTACCTTATTACAACGCTGACGAGGGTCTGCGCTACGCCTTCCTAGACGACGGCACAAGCGCGACATTGGCAGAGTTTTTTGAGCTCTACGACAAATACAAACAAACGCTAGAGCAGTTACACAAACTGCAAATCGGTGATGAGGCAAAGGGCGGTAGTTTCTACGACGGACCCCCGTGTCTGCAAATCTTAGCAAAAAGCAAAATATCTGAAGGCGGAAGAAACAATGGTCTGTTTAATCTTGGTGTGTATCTGCGTAAGGCTTACCCCGATAGCTGGGAATCGGAAATACTGACCTACAATATGCAGTATTTGGACCCGCCTTTGCCGCTGTCTGAGGTCAATATTGTTGCCAAGCAGTTGGAGAAAAAGGACTACGCCTACAAATGTAATGACGCGCCCATTAACTCGCACTGCAACAAAGAGCTATGCCAGACCAGAAAGTTTGGTATCGGTGCGGCTATACAAAACGCCGCGATAGGTAACTTGCGTAAGTACAACTCTGTACCGCCGGTCTGGTTTCTGGACGTAAACGGAGAACCCCTAGAACTGGACACCGAAGCTTTACTGAGCCAGCCCGTGTTTCAGAAAATGTGTATGGAACAGCTTAACTTCATGCCGATGTCGGTAAGCAAGCAAATTTGGGAAAACCGGATTAGTGCGCTTATGAACGAGATGAAAGACAACGAGAGCGCCATTATTGAAGTGGCGCAAGATGCAAGCATTAGCGGTCAGTTCTACGAATACCTTGAAGATTTTTGTTCCAACATGCAACAAGCCCAAGATAAAGAAGAGATCTTGCTGCGTCGGCCTTGGACAGACGAAGAGGTCAGCAAAACATATTTCCGCCTCAAAGACTTTGAAAATTTTCTGAAGCGTAACAAGTTCTTTGAGTACAAAAGCCACAAGATCGCACAGAGATTGCGCGATATGGGTGGAGAAAGTACACTGCTCAAGGTGAAAGGCAAGCCGATACGGGTGTGGATCATACCCGCTTTCGATAGCCCGGAGGTCGAGATTAGCACAAAAACTTTCAACCAAGAGGAGGCTCCGTTTTGATTATAGCAAATGGATTTGATAAAGCTTTTATCGGTACAGCACACAGAGTTGGGTGCCTGCGGATCGCTGTATACGATCTGGCAAAATGCATCAAAGTGCTCGTGGACAGGGACGGTATGACAGAAACAGAAGCTGAAGAGTTTATGTTTTTTAATGTAGTTGACGCCTATGTTGGCCCAAGCAGTCCAGTGTTTATTGAGCGTTTTGGAACCATTGAAGAAGCCGTCGAAGACATGGAAGAAACCGATATCGTCGATTATCAGCAACAAACCGTGACGTAAAATGGATACCAAAATTTTTCGTATTTATGGCCCGCCGGGAACGGGCAAAACCACAGCCTTACTTAACAAGGTAGACGATGCGTTGAATGACGGTGTTCATCCAAACAAGATCGGTTATTTTGCCTTTACGCGCCAAGCTGCAAATGAAGCAGTAGACCGCGCCGTGAAGCGCTTTGACTTGGAAAGAGATCAGTTGCCTTGGTTTCGAACCTTGCACAGCTTCGCTTTGCGTCTGTCCGGCATACGTCAAGAACAGATCATGCAGCCAGAGCACTACAGAGAGTTAAGCGGTGCTCTGGGCGTGGACCTTGGAGCAGTAAGTGGGGCAAGCAGTGACGATGTATTTGATTTCAACAAGCGGGACAACCCGTATATCAGCCTGATTAACTTGGCGCGGCTCAAAAAAATATCGCTCCGCAGACAATACGATGAAAGCGACGCGGATGTAGAATGGGCTAGCCTGAGTTATGTGGCACGCTCCTTTCAGGAATACAAAAACAAACAACGCCTCTACGATTTTACGGACATGCTCGAAGTGTTCGTGGCACAAGGCAGCCGGTACTGCCCGCCGCTTGAGGTCAGTTTTATTGACGAAGCACAGGACCTGTCGCCTCTACAATGGGACGTAGCTCACGTAATAGAAAAACATAGCGAACGTATTTACTGCGCTGGCGACGACGACCAAGCAATTTATCGGTGGGCCGGGGCTGATGTAGACCATTTTATTGGCCTCAACGGGGGATTCGAGGTCCTAGAGCAGTCGTACCGGATACCTTCAAACGTCCATGCAATAGCCAGCAAAATCGCAAAACGCATTCGCCGCCGCGTTCCAAAAAACTATTTTCCCAAGCAAGGCAATGGTTTAATAGAGAAGATAGTGAACACCAACAACATTAACTTTGAAACAGGGGATTGGTTGATTTTGGCGCAGGCCGCATACTTGCTGGATGAAACCATGCAGGATTTGAAAAACCGGGGCTACCTGTACAGCTACCGCGGACGACGGTCCATTTCCGAAAAGATGTCTGAAGCAGTAAATGGCTGGGAACAATTACGCAAAGGCCGTGAGGTAACTGGTGCCACAGCCCGTACAATCTATTCCTACATGTCTGCCAACAAGCGTATCAAGCGTGGATTTAAAAAGTTGCCGCAAGTAAGCGACGACGACATGGTCACGCTTCAATACCTACAAGACAGCCAAGGTCTGCTTGCTACGATAGATATGATCTGGCATGAAGCGATGGATCGCCTGCCAGAAAAAGAACGCGCATACATAACTGCGCTCTTGCGTCGTGGTGAGAAGTTCAATGCGTTGCCCCGCATAAATATATCCACGATCCACGGGTCAAAAGGCGGCGAGGCAGAAAACGTCGTCTTGTTTACCGACCTATCGCCCGCGGCACTCAAGTCTTCCGAATACAGTCCGGACGATTTACACCGCGTCTTTTATGTAGGCGTGACGCGCACTAAGAAAAACCTGTTTCTTGTTGAGCCACAGAATTTTGCAAAGGCGTACCAGATATGAACCCACGTTTGAGTTTTTGGAAAAGCAAAACAGCAACAGCCTCATGGGGCTTTGGCCTTGTTTGGCGTAAACCACGAAAAGGTTGGGTGCATTATCCCTTTGCGTGGCACGGCTTTCGCAGAAGCTTTCTTAAAACTTGGGAACATTACAAACATGCAAGAAAGTACAGAAATCACCCTGTAAATACTAGAAAGCATATAAAATGAGACGCGAATTAATTTTAGAAAAAGCAGAGTCACTTGTAAACGGGGACCGGGATCAAGACTATGGCGAACCAAGCCTGAACCATAAACGCATTGCGGAGCTCTGGTCTGTAATATTAGACCATGGGGTTTCTAAGGAAGAAGTTTATCTGTGCATGATAGCCGTCAAAATGTCCCGTCTAATTCACGACAGTGAGCACGAAGATAGCTGGATTGACATAGCGGGCTATGCTGCGCTTGGCGGAGAAGCGGCTAGTCCGCCTCTTGAAAACGACATAATGGAGGTTTAGATGAGCCTACAGTTAGCCTTTGATACGCCCAAAAGTGAGTGGGTGCCCCCGCTTGAACTGCCCGAAATATTCGACGCAAAACAAATAGCAATAGACGTTGAAACCAAGGACCCGAACCTGAAATCAAACGGTCCCGGCTGGCCGACAGGTGACGGTGAGGTAGTTGGCTACGCCATAGCAGTGGACGGCTGGTCCGGTTACATACCTATCCGGCACGAGCACGGCGGCAATCTGGACGAGAAGATAGTCAACCGCTGGCTAAAAAAAGTGTTCGAGTCGCCCGCCGATAAAATTATGCACAACGCTCAATATGATGCGGGCTGGATCAAGCAGATGGGCTTCGACATAAACGGGCGCATTATCGACACAATGCTGATAGCCAGCATTCTTGACGAGAACCGGTTTAGCTACAGCTTGAACGCAATCTCTTATGACGTACTGGGCAAAGTAAAAGTTGAAAAAGGGCTAACTGAAGCAGCCCGAAGCTTTGGTTTGGACCCCAAGGCTGAGATGTTCAAGATGCCCGCAATGTATGTCGGGCCCTACGCTGAAGCCGATGCGGAGCTTACGCTTGAGCTTTGGAATTATTTCCAAGTCGAACTGGGCAAAGAAGACCTCTGGCAGATAGCAAATCTTGAACTGGACCTACTGCCCTGCTTGGTTGATATGACATGGCGCGGTGTTCGCATAGATCAGGACAAAGTCGAGCGCACGCGGAACGCGCTTCTAAAAAGAGAAAAGCAGGTCCTGAAAAAGATAAAAAACCTTGTCGGCAAGGATGTCGAAATATGGGCCGCGACATCTATCGCAAAAGCATTCGAAGAGTTAAGCATACCTTATCCGCGGACCGAAAAGGGCTCACCGTCGTTCACTAAACTGTTCCTAACCGATCACACACATGAACTACCCCAGCTTATTGTTGAAGCGCGTAACCTCAACAAAACCAGTGGCACTTTTATTAATACGATCATGAAACACTGCCACGCAGACGGGCGCATACATTCACACATAAATCAAATCCGTTCCGACGACGGCGGTACCGTGTCTGGCCGAATCAGTATGAACAATCCGAATTTACAGCAAATCCCTGCGCGGGACCCGGAACTTGGACCTTTGATCCGTAGTCTGTTCTTGCCGGAAGAAGGTGAGCAGTGGGCGGCAATAGACTTCTCGCAACAGGAACCGCGGATCTTGGTCCACTACGCGCATGTTTACGGCAAAAGCCGCAACCTAGAACTCAACGGGGTGAGTGAATTTGTGGAGGGTTATCGTGAAAACCCCGACATGGACTTTCATACAATGGTCGCAGAGATGGCCGGGATTGGCCGCAAGCAAGCCAAGGTAATCAATCTTGGTATGATGTACGGCATGGGCGTGAACAAGTTGTCAGAGCAGTTGGACATACCCGTGGAAGAAGCCAAAACCATTATCCGCCAGTATCACAGCCGCGTGCCCTTTGTGAAAGGTCTTATGACCGGTGTGCAGAACCGGCTTAACGACCAGAGCAGCAGCGGGTCCATTCGTTCCATACTGGGCCGCAAGTGTCGGTTTGATTTGTGGGAACCAGACACGTTTGGCATGAACAAAGCACTTCCCTATCGCGAAGCGGTGCAAGAATACGGCGAAACTACGCGCTTGAAGCGGGCTTACACCTACAAAGCATTGAACCGGCTTATCCAAGCGTCTGCCGCGGACATGACCAAGCAGGCGATGGTAAACATCTACAAATCTGGCAAAACCCCGATGATACAAATTCACGACGAAATGGCGATGTCTGTAAAAAACAAAGCAGAGGCCGCGGAAATCGCTGAGATTATGGAACAAGCCGTGCTCTTAGAAATCCCAAATAAGTGCGATATTGAACTGGGCCCAAGCTGGGGTGAGGCAAAATAAACTCTTGCGTTTACTGATAAAATCACATACATTCGCGTATAAGCTTGGAGTGTGTTAATGGATACCGAAAAATATAAATCAGTCATTGTTCCGATTGATGTTTATCAAGAACTGAAAAATCGGGCCGAAAATGAAGGCCGGACCATCAGCGGATTGTTCCGGCTCGTCTGGCAAAACTATCAGAAGAATGTCAAAGAAAAGGCCGGATGATAGGGAGTGTCCCCACTGCGACGGCACCGGTGAAAAACTACACGATTCATCGGTTGTAGATTTTATATTTTACAAAGAACAAAGCGAAGGCGTTTGCTTGCATTGCAACGGCACCGGTCAGCGTTTGTTGTATGACGATCTAACCGACGATCAAATACTAGATGGTTTGGCCGACGGCTCAATAAAATTGAATGATCTTGAGTAAAAGCCCTTGACATTCCCATAATATCACTTATGTTGGAAGTGGGTATATGCGGTCCTGATTGCCGCAAGTCAGCCCACCTCTGTAGTGGAACCCTCCAAAGTATCCCAAGTCCTTTGGAGGGTTTTTCTTTGACATATATCGCATAATGTCGTATACAATTGTATGATCCATAAAAGAGGAGTACCATTAATGGACATTTTTACAGAACTATTTGACCCTAAATCAATTCAACGTGAGGACGCAGCAATGAATACGGCACCGCAACCAAGCACCCGGAAAGAACCCATGCGGTTTCCAGAGGCTGTAGCCAACGTCGAAAAAATGATTAATCATGCAACCGCCCAGTTTGAAGCAGACGGCGATCATATAAAAGCAGAGGAGCTCCGGCGCAGTTGGCGAAGAATATTACAAGGTTAGATCTCGAAGTGTTTTTCGATAAGGCACAAGAGAAAACACACGAGCTTATAGACGAGTTAGAGCTTCAAGGAGACGGCGGAAGCACCGCTGTCTCCGCGGCTCTGACCGCGCTTATATTTCGTATTTTGATAAACTCACCGTCAATACCAGTAGCAACAGGGCTTATAGCCGTATGTATGCAGAACGCAGCCGTAATGGCTGCTGAAGTGGAAAAAGACGACGAAACGGAGTTACACTAATGAGTTACCTAACAACCGCAATCCTAGTAGCAATCGGTACTGTCCTGTCCGAATTAATCCTGTAAAAGGTCCGGTAGTTCGTCCGGCTCTGCAAGGGCCGGATTGAACAACGGTACACAAGCCGCGAATGAAAAACCCCCGTGCGGCTCCGAAGCATTGTAATCCTCCGCCTCCTGTACACATTCCATCGCCGACGAAACGTCATACTTTGCATCAATCATGTATTTGAAATCACCGGAATACGGCATCACAAAAATTAAAATAACAAATTCAAACATGGTCCTCTAACTTGTCTATCGGTTTGTGTAAAAGGCCGTCGTAATCCGCGCCGCGGTTCACGGACCTTGAATAACTGTCGCATCGCTGCCCTCCGGGGCACTCCGCACAGGTGACAGGATCGCAATCGGATTGTGCTCTCGTTGATCGCGACGGAAAAAAGCTCTGTTGAACGGACCAAGGTGAATGATAAGTTTTCATGGTGTTTCCTCCCAGAAAATACAATGCTAACCTCCCCACTTAAGATTTTCAACTTCAGCCCAGTAATCCGCCCAGTAATGTTTAGCCTTTTGGTTTCGGTTGACAGAAAAATGTATCACCTCTTTATCTTCCACGTGCCCCGCAAGATACTTGCATAACTCGACTGCGTAATTTGATTTATCAAACAATAAGCCCGCAGCTTTGTTGCAGTTGTCGCAAAGGAGCCCGCGGACCTTGCCGGTGGCATGACAATGGTCAACGGCTAAAACAGGATAACCGTATGTATTAATCTTAGCGGGCGCATTGCAAACGGCACATTGGGAGTTTTGTTTCTCCATCATGCTCATGTAATCTTCCCAAGTAATTCCATACTTAAACTGTAACTGTTGGCTCTTCGTTGCCGGATAATTTTTTCTTTTGTACTCGTTTCTTTTTGCGTTACGGCACGTGCGGCATAACTTTTCTTTTTTTAAATTCTGTTCCTTATAAGATGTGCCACATGCTTTGCAAGTTCTCTGGCTCATTTACCGCTTCTTCTTCTCTAACCGCTTGCGCTTACGAAGTGTATGCGGCATCGGTTCTTGCAGCTTCTTGGCATTGGCGCGGGCCAGTTCGACAGCCCGCTCAATGGTTTTTGCTTGTTCGTCGTCCATGATTAACACCTTCATCTAATGTAAGCTTTAGCGGCGAACCCGAATCCAATGGCCCCGCCCAATAAAATCATGTTGAAAATAATCATGACCGGGTCAATTGGATTGAAAATAAAAGACGCCATCGTCAATGCTGAAAAGCCATAGGTCAGCGTCAGGAAGAAGTTACGCTTCATGCCAGCCTCCCGATTCGGAGACCGATACCTTTTAACCGGCGTGTCGAAATTTTGCGACCCTTCCTTTGTCCCCATTGGTAAGCGTTAGCCCGTGTCTTTTTGATTTCGTCCGCGGTCAGCGGCTCTGGGACCAAAAACGATTGCCCGACCTCTAACACCGAAAGTGTCTTAGAAAGTTTAGTTGACGGCTCACTTCTTTTAGTAAGCGGAATGTCTTCTATCTGATAAATATTGTCCATTGGTTGGTATTCCTAAAAGTTTATTCGTTGAGTTCGAATTCAACAGGTGCGCCTTTTGTTACAAATTCTTGATGCTGTTCCGGGCTGTTTTGTAAATTTTTTCTCACAACTGTCATAATAATTCGACTGTCCCTGTATTCAATACGAACAGCCTCTTGCGGCGTATGAATCCAAACGGATCTCCAGCCAAGCTGATATTCATTACCAATAAGATGATGCAACGGTTCTGCATCTTCGCTAATTAAAGGATGGTCAGGCATTGTCAGTTCTCCTTTTTCAAACAACATGCCCTTTTTTGAGCATCTATTATTCTCCCATAAAAACCCATGAATGTAGATGTGACAAGTTGACGCACCCTAAGTCATTGAAAAATAACGATTATGGGTGCGACAGTATGTCACAGTTTACATTTGATCATTTATATGGGAGAATCTAGGATAACAAGAAGCGCGAAGTGCGCCTGCTGTTTGACATCGTGAATAGACAACCAACTCCGGACCAAGCGCCGCGTACCGCGGATCACGGACCGGGGGCCTGAAACTTTTTTCAACTACAGAGGACGTTATGACTGAAAAATTTTCATTCAAACCAAACTATCAAGTTATTGTGACAACAACCCGTATTGGACGCTCATTAGAAGAAGTAAATGATGAACGTCAATTTGTATCCAAAAGCCAAGAGGCGATGGTGCATTTCTGTCAGATAGCAATCGGCGAGGAAGTGATCGTTACTTTTTTGCAAGATGCAAATGCGGGGAGAAATAACTTCCAAACTCAAATGTCTCTGAGGGGCAAACTTGAGTATGAAGAAAGCAGAGACCAGTACAGAGTCTTAAATGGCGTTGCTGATTACTGCTACTTCAAATCAAAGGATGTGATTTCTGCTACCTTTGATGGGACGGAAGAAACTAGCAATGATGTACCAGTATTGATCATTGAGTAACATTAGGGCGGCCTTCGGGTCGCCCTTTTTGTTTGCGGTAACATTTACCTATATAGAGCTCAAATTAAAAAAAATATTTTTTTCATTTTACAGGGTGTTACCTCCGTTACCGGTGTTACCCGTAGGTTAAACGATTATACTATAAGGCTTTTCCAGTAACATAAATGGTAACACCTCTAAAATTAATGGTGTTACCCTTAGATCAAAATTCGCCTTATGGGGGGTCTGGTTTGTTTTTTTAAAAAAAATATTTTTGACCCTATATAGGTAAATGCGTTACTTATTGGGTATGGCAAAGAAACCTGAGACCCGCGGGCGGAAGAAATGCACCATTCATACGCCCTTATCCCGTAAGCAAGAACTGTTCGTTAAAGAGCTTGTCAGCAATGACGGCCAGATAACTTTGAGGGAAGCTGCAATAAATGCCGGGTACGCTGAAAACAGCGCCCACACCCGTGCGTATGAACTAACCAATCCGAACATCAGCCCGCATGTTGTGCACCAGATAAAAGAATACCGCAAAGAACTGGACCATAAGTTTGCAATCACGTTTGGTCGGCACGTTCGAGACCTTCAGAAGATTAGGGATGAAGCCCTGCAAAATGGGGCTTACTCTGCGGCAGTGCAAGCGGAGTATCGACGGGGTCAGGCGCAAGGCGATATCTATGTAAATAAATCAGAGATCCGTCACGGCACTATCGACAGCATGTCTAAAGCTGAAGTCTTACAAGCTTTGAAAGAAATCAAAGAATCTTACCAAGGGGTAACCATTGATGTTGACCCGCAAGAAGTTGAAGCAACCGACGATAGCGCGGAAGAGCGAGAACGGATTTTACCAGCAGTTCAAAGCAGCGGTGAAGAAGCTGGACCGCAAGATCAAGCTGACGCGACTTGAATGCTGGGTGGGGGCCGGAACGCCTGACGTTTTAGTTTATGACGAAACGGGCGCGTTTCATTTTGTTGAGCTCAAATATACCGAAACCAATAAAGTACACTTTGAACCTTCACAAGTAAGCTGGCACGCCCGACATCAAGACGGGTCCGTTTGGGTTTTTGTAAAACAACGCAAGAAAGACGGGACATCCGATTGTTTTGTGTATCCGGCGGAATCCGTAATTGATTTAGCAACCGACGGCATAAAAGAAACAAAGCCCGCTTTGGTTTGTGCAGAGCCCTTTGACTGGGATAAAATTTTGCAGTTGACATGCCCCAGCTAATCCCATAAAGATGGGTCTTCATTACAGAGGAGATTGATTGATGAAAATGGAAGTATTAGTGCGGGGCACTGTTGCCCGAAAAGTAATCGTCGAAGGCAACTCGATTGCGGAGTGCGAAGCTAAAGCGTTTTGCGAATGGGCGGCAGCAGTCGGGGGCGATTACACCACAGCCGAAGCACTTTCCGGCATTAAAATTGATAGACCGGAAGAGGAGGCAGAGATATGACACGCCGATATAAACCCGCCACCGCAATAATCATTGTTACTTATGAATGTTACTTAGAGCCGGAGGACGTTGAAGCTTTGGACAATGGTAAAGATATCACTGAGATAGATGGTTGGGATGACAACCGCAAAAATGTAGAAATAAAAACTATGGAATACGGAGAACATTAAATGATATTTTTATTGGATTTATTGGGCAAAATTTTATACGGCCCTGATTATAAAAAACACGCAAACAGAGCCCGCCGGGGATCACGCCGACGGAGATAATGGAAGAGCCGCTTGACGCGGCTCTTTTTTTGTTTTAGTTATGGGATATTGTAAGACTTGGGGAATGACATGAAAACACAATTTACTAGAGTAAGCCGAAACCGAAAGGTCGGGCCAATACCAACAACAGTGACAAGCGCGAAAGCTTGTCCGGAATCGTGCCCGCTTAAAAATGCGGGCTGTTACGCCGACGGCGGGCCCACGGCTATGAACTGGCAAAAGGTTAGCGCCGGAGAACGCGGCGACGACTGGGCCGCTTTTTTGGAAAATGTAAAAAGCAAAATTATGAAGCGCGGGCTATGGCGGCACAATGTGGCCGGTGACTTGATATCTGACGGCGTGACAATTGACGCAAAAAAGCTTCGGCAGCTTGCCCAAGCAAACAAGGGAAAGCGCGGCTTTACCTACACGCACCATGACGTTTTTAATAATCCGGTGAATAAAAAAGCAATCCGCGCCGCAAATGCGGCGGGCTTCACCGTCAATCTGTCTGGCAATAACCCGGCGCACGCTGATCAATTGGCCGATGAAAACGCGGGCCCCGTTGTCACACTTTTGCCGGAAGAATACGGGCGGGCAAAAAACAACGGCGTGTTTAAAGAAAGTTTGCGGAAATACAAAAAGCGGCTTTCTAAATTATCAAAACAAACCCCCGCGGGCAGACCAATTACCGTTTGCCCCGCGACTTTTCTGGATGAAATGGATTGCGCCGCGTGCGGATTATGTCAAAACCAAAACCGCGCCGCTATTGTCGGTTTTCCGGCGCATGGATTCCGGGCGAAGAAAGCGGACGCGATTGCGCGTAAATAACTTTTGAAAAAACAGCTTTCATTTTATAGGAAAAAATGCGATAAAAAGCGGGCGGGCAATTCCGCCCGCTTTTTTGCAATGGAGTTTATTATGCAAAACACTACAGAGATCACCGCAACCGCGGCATATAAAACCGACGCCATAGCTCATGGCATTGGCAACAGCGCCGTATCCAATAATTGGTGGAACCGGCCAGCAGATGAACGGTTCTTATCGATCGACGAAATGCTTGCCCATAAGCAAGCGGACGCGGCGGGCATGACCGACAGAATCGTGAACACCCATAAGATGAAAATCGAGGGGCATATTGATGAGAGCAATTTAAGGCACGGCCAAATTGACGTTACCTATACCGACGAAAACGGGGCGGAGCATATTAACACCCCGTCGAATTGGTCCTTTAATCAATTGTCAGCATTGGCCGGAGCCCCCGCCGGATATTTGCGGAGCCTACCGGCACCCCTTGCCGCTGATGCCATGCAATGGGGCTTGACCCAAAACAGGGGCCGCGAACTGGTGAAAACCTACAGCGGCGAAAATAGCGGGTCGCAATTGCGGGCCGCAACCGGCCCCGATTATGGCCGGATCTATGACCATGAATTGCTAACGGCTATAAAGCAATTTGCCGATCCGGAACGCTGGAAGGTGCCGGGCATGATGATGCCGGGCGGGTTATATGATCCTTTCGTGCCTGTGTCACTCGACACGACTACCTTGTTCGCGTCGGACCGCGACGTTTTTGTTTTTCTGGTGGACGATACCCACCCGATTGAAATCGGAAAGCTTGCCGACGGTTCGCCCGATCTGGTTTTTCGCGGCTTTTATGCATGGAACAGCGAGACCGGAAGCAAGACGGCAGGGCTTGCCGCCATGTACCTCCGGGGCGTATGCATGAACCGCAATTTGTGGGGCGTTGAAAACTTCCAAGAGATTAAAATCCGGCACACCAAATTCGCGGCGGACAAATGGTCGGCGGAAGCGCAACCGGCTTTGGAAAGCTTCGCGAACGGGTCCAGCCAAACCCTTCTTGAGGGCGTGAAGGCGGCGCAGGATGCCAAGGTCATGGATGATAAAGACAGCCAGCTAGAATTTTTGACCAAGCGGGCCGGTCTATCCAAACGCATGGCGGGTGCGGCGATAGCCCGGCACGAAAAAGAGGAGGGCCGGCCTATGCGCTCAGTTTGGGACGCGGCTCAAGGCATTACCGCAATCGCCCGGGACGTAACGCATCAGGACGCCCGCATTGAGATCGAAAGCAAGGCCGGTGCCCTGCTCAACAAGGTCGCGGCGTGAACCAGTTTGTGTTCGTGACTTTGGGGCTGATCACAAGCGCCTATTTGCTTTTGATCATTTGAATGCCCGGACATTGAAAACGGGGGCCATTTGGTCCCCGTTTTTTTTGTGCTTTTCATTTTCTGCCGGGTCCGATAAAGTCGCAGACGTTAACCAAACTACGGAGTTTTAAAAATGTTTGAGGTTACTATCCAAAAAAATTACACCGCCGCCGTGCATGAATTTAACAAGCAATTGAATGATTTTCACGAACAGCAGATTGGACCGGACCGGCCCTATTCCGGGGACGGGACTTTGCTCGAATATATCGAACAGCTTGAAAAATCGTTTAATGAAAAAACCGATTTGACTTTTGAGCTAGGCAAAAAAACGCGGCGCGGCCATGTCGCAAGTTTTGCCCCGTCCGTTGAATGGCAACGCGCTTTTCTACACATTGAAACGGATTTTAAAAATCCATAGAGACAGCCCGGCGCACATTGTCGAGAAACGGGGGCCAGATGGCCCCCGTTTTTTTTGTGCTTCCAATTTTCTGCCGGGTCCGATAAAGTCGCAGACATGGCCGGAATGGTCCGGCCATTAACTACGGAGAAAAAAACATGTCTTTAAATTGGAATTTAGAAGACGTCGATCGCAAATTTACTCACGCCAAAGCGGACGCAGAATGGCCCAACCCGACCCCAAACTTCGGAGGCGAACCGATAGACCGGGAGGCGGAATACATGCGGCCCGAAACCGAAATTTTAATTTATCACACAATGGCCGTTAGCATGGGATCGATCACCCAAAAAAACTATAATGAGTTTTATATGCGCGTCCTTATCTGGGAGGCGTTGGAATCTTGCTCGAAGCACAGCAAGGGGTCGGCCGAATATTGGAACCGGCGCGACGGTACAAACTTTAAAGCCGGGGATAGTCCAATCACGTGGGAGCGCGTACGGGGTCATATCGGCCTTTGCACGAATGTCCCGGAGGAACCGCGCGCAAAATGGATCAAGCGCACCTGTGATCGGTTTGTGGAGGCGCACGACCGGATTGGTCGCGAAGAAGCCGCCGAATAGCAGGCGCACATTTTCGAGAAGCGGGGGCCTTTGCGCCCCCGTTTTTTTTTGCGCCTAATTTTCAGTGAAACATGCCGAGGCCCGACGCCCGCGACCCAGCCCAAACGTACCGGCCAGCACGCACCGCATAGGACGGCCCGGGTCGAGCAACCGGGGCGCTGCCGGCGGAAAAATCCGGGGCGCTGCCGGCGGAAAAATCCGGGGCGCTGCCGGGGCGAATACCGGGGCGAATACCGGGGCGCTGCCGGGTCGATCAACCGGGTCGATCAA